CTGGAGGAATAAGCCGCGCTCGGTACATGACCGCGAACACGCGCTCGATCAAAGGATTTATAAGCTCGAACTGGCTGCGTTCCAAAAAGGGTCCAAGCATCAGCATCTTCTCTTGCTTCCGCTCGATTATCTCGGTCGCCGTCCGTACAGTGTCCAATTGGCTTATCATCAGGAAGAGGTCTGCAAAGAACGCCTGCTTTATCCGGTCCTCGGCTTTGGCTATCTTTTCTTCAGCCCCGCGAATGTCAGGAGGCACCTCGTATGCGGGCTTAAATCCGGATGTAGCAACATTAGCGACGTAAGTTACCCCTCCCGGAAGAAGACTCGCGGGTTCGTTTTTCATGCTGACATCGGCCACCATCGGAGGGTTTAGCACCTTGTCGATGGCCTGCGCCGTCCGCTTCTCAAGCTGCTGGAGCATTTTGCTTGACCCAAGCGCCTCCATGCCCGGGCTTCTGCCGTAAGAGTCGTTTCCCATCACATGCCACCTGGGGGCGCAAAAAGGTTGCTCGTGGTAGCCTCGAAGTTCTAGGACCAAATCTTGACTTTGCCCCGGTTCCCAGATAACAGAGCGGTATTTTCGCCCTTTTAGCCCAGGTATCTGAGGAGCCCGGTCGTCGTTTGGCTCGATTGCCTGAGCGACGTTCGCCTCTTTGTCAAGTTGGCCCGACTTCCACATGGCCTTGACCTGCGGACTGCACGCATCGAGGCCGAACCGCTCAACGATCTGGCCTGCCGCCATGACATATTCGCGGTACAAAGTATCGATTTCGTTTCTCCCCGAGGAAGCCAAAAAGTATTCTCCGGCAGTCAGGGTCTGACACCTGATCACATCATCGAAGTCGTCCTCGATGAGAACACAGCCGCTCCCAAAGCACCCCAGCTCCTCGTATATGACGTGCAAGGCGTTGTAGGCGTTGCTCTGGGAAAGAATGGTCAAAACCCTCTTGGTCACCTCGTCCAACCAAAGTCTAACAGGGGTATTGTCCGATACGTCCATGTCCCGGATCGATAACCTGAACCAGGGTCTCGCCGGTGAAGTAAGTCCAGCCATGAGCCCAGCCGCCAGAGTGCGTAAAGCGAAAATCGGCGTCTCATTGATAATCCTGCTCCCGACCGGATCTCCCCTGGTGGCCTGGTTCGGGGTCATGAGATAACGGCCCCGCCTGGGCAGGATGAAATCGGATAACTGCCGCCAGTGCTGCCAGTAGCTGTAGCGGTCGATCCGAAGGCTAACCAGACGGCGGTCAACATATTTGCGCAGGTCCTGGATCTTGCCCTGCCCCGATGCGGCTATGGAAATTACGTCGCCCACTTACCCTCCCAACAATGTCTTGCCACTCGCCGTTGTATTGGCCTTATCCACCAATCCCTGCGGCCCTGTGAGAATCGTCTGCGAGGCTCCGTAAGCCATTGCCGCCAGGTTGCGCTGATTCTGCCCAGCGTTCTGCACACCCTGGTCGGGCAGACTCGGAGGAGGCGGCGGAGCCGGAGGGGGAGCCGGGACTGAAGGTGATGAAAAGCACATTACGATTTCTCCTTTTGCCCCGCGATTTTGGATGTTGATTTTCCCGTATCTGTGTTTTCCCGCATGATCTCCTCAATATCGCGGTAGCAATCCATGATAGACGTCCCATGAGGGGAAACCATCATGGCCTTGATCGCCAACTCGATCATCTCTTTTTTGTATCGCCATTTAGAGTCCATGTCATTTACCTCGTCTGGGCTTGGGCTTAACTATCGCATCACTCAGCATGTTGGCCGCCTGCTGAGGATTAGCGCTTATCTGCTGAGCAATCTGCGGAGGGACACCCGTCCCGCCACTCGCTCCCTGCATCATCTGTTGCGCCTGCGGCGTGCACATATCAATATCCCCTCAATGGATCGTAATCGGTTCGAACCCTGTGCGCGTAATTGGCCGGCCGCGGCGGGTTGAATATATCGTACTCGGTGATCGCCATTACCGGTTTCGCTCCGCGCCAGGATCTCATACTCACGGGATAGGCAAAGGATATCGCAAGACAGTCAGCCCGGTTCGGCGATTTTAATCCCCGCTCCTTCATGTGCGCCTTGGCCTCAAGTTGCATCTTCCCGTCCATCCGCGCAACGGTCTCCGGACCGATCAGATCGTTATAGAGCACCGTATCCTTCGGGATCGCGCCGCCCTCTTTCAGCCAATCGCGCATGAGCTTCCACATCTCGGCCCGCTTGTTGAGACAGCCCGGATCGCTCGATTCGCCCGCGAACCATACCAGTTGCCATGCGCGACCAAGAGTGCGGCCCGCGCTGACTATTCCCGTGCCGTAACCAGCATCAATGAACACAGCGTCCGCATGCTCCGAGTCCTGTAGGTTCGCAATAATATTGGCTACCTGGATGTCGTTGTCGTTTTTAGGGATGGTGCGTAAAAGTTTGAACGCCAAGCCCTGCCGAAGACCGATCACCATCTCGTCGTCGCCTTCCCAGGCCGGATCAACTGACAGGATCTTAGCGGCGAAATCGTACTGAGGCGCGTGCAGATGCTTACCAAACGCCGCATCCACATCAGCGACACTGATAAACTGCTTTGCGGACATCGAGGGGAACATCCCTCGAACGCGTACTTTAACGAAATCAGAGTCGAGACCGTAATCGTCTACCCACTGCTGTATCTCGGTCTGATTCGCGAATTTGGAGGCGCGGGAATCTATCTGGCGGGTTGTCCAACGCTTTGAATCCGGACCTGTGAAGCAATTTTTAAAAGCCCCTGTGTTCCTCGTGGGGTTGCCGAAAACAGCCCAGATTATCTCGGTGTTGCTATCGGTAAGAGCCCCCTTGGATACCTCCCAAATCCCGAGCGGGATAGCGGAGGCCTCGTCGAAAATAAGCAGAATGCGTTTGCCCTTATTGTGCAACCCCTGAAATGCCTCTGTGTTGCGCTCACTCCAGGGCACCTGGTCTATGCGCCACTCGCGCTCGTGAGTGGGATCGCGGGAATAGATCGCTGTAGCCGTCAGCTCGAAAAACTGTTGCGCGTACCAGCAGAGCCGAAACCACTTAGACAACTCGGCCCAGGTTTTGATTTTTAGCTGGCTCTCTGTGTTGGCGGTAACAACGCCTCTAGTATCCTCGAATGTGGAAATACCCCACAGAATGAGCCAAGCCACAAGAGCGGACTTGCCCACTCCGTGGCCTGAAGCCGTAGCCTCTCTGATTACCGCCCCTGATTTACCGCCAGCCGCGAGCTTATTGCCTATCGATATCAGTGTCTCGCGTTGCCAATCGTCTGGCCCATCATAACCAGCGAGCTCGCCCTTGTCCCAGCGGAATGAGTAGAGCACCCAGCTCAGGGGATCGTGCCGGAAACGGTTGAGATCGGCTGCTAACTCACGAGTTACGTTGATTTCGAGCCTCCATTAGGAGCGCGGCGAGGTCCGCGTCGATACCCAGTTTTAGTTTGTCATCGCGGGGGAGAAGCCCGGCGATTATTTTGAGGAGCGCCATGGGATCCGTTTTCGCCGTGTCCATGATCCATTTTTTGCCCCCCAATTCGTAAACGCAATCGAGCAAATCCTGTTTTAACTGCGTGAATTTATTGGGAGTCCCTGCTTTGCGACCGACTCCCTCAGGTCTGGGTCTGCCTTTGGGCCAGGCCATCTTATCCCTCCCTATTCTAAATTTGGGACCGGGAGGGGGAGACCCGGCCCCTGGGGAAAAGAATCAGAAACATGCATCGTATTAACGATATTTCATGATTTTGTTGTCATGTCAACATAAATATCTTGCGAACAAAGAGGTTGACAACCATAAAAATCTATGCTACCCTCGCCCTTAGGAGCGCAAAAGAAGAGATACTAAAAACAAGAGAGCCTGCGCTCTGCTAACTCCTCAGTATTGTTCGCAAACCCAATTAGATAAAAACAACCCCTAGCAGGAGGGGCCCCCGACCCAAAAGGGAGGGGCCCCCCCGTACTGGACCACCCTCCGCGCATGGACACTCGCCCCAACCACCTGTAATTCCTAGCCAAATACGATTTTTTCTCTTTTCCCTCAAATAATACTTGACATCTTAATGTCATAGTGTTACCTTATAACCAACATGAGACAGAAGAGAAGAAGGAAGAATCAACGACCCACAACCGGAGAAGAGGAGAAAGCCATGAACACGCATAAAATCGAAATCGCATGTGATACCCGAAATGCTGAACGTTACCGTGATTGGCTTATCGCTCAGGGACACGCGGCGACAATCGGCGGGACCACTAGCAACTACATCGATGGTGTCAACAGTAGCGCGGATGAGACAGCAAACGACCTATGCCGCGAACTGTGGGAGCAATTTTGCGATAGCTAATCAACAAGGGTCTACGATGCAAACACAGGCTGCCCGCGCCGGGGGCGAAACCGGCAGGAGGACGACATGAAACTGATCTGCATAGACGCGGAGAAGAGCGGCGCAACCAGAGGAGGGGGAAACACCATGGAAAAAAATAGCGAAAAACTCGAAAAAATCAACACCCGAATCGCGCGCGCCCTGGCGGACCCCGGGCTGAAATGCTCCTATCAGATCACCGATAGCAGCGTGCAGGCGGAGATCCGGCTATGGGTCGAGTGGTCGATCCGCCTCCCGGTGGACGCAATCGGCTACCCCAAAAGTCTCGGCCCCGAAACCGCCCCCTGGCCGAAAATGCGCGCCCTACAGTACGCGATTAACGGGATTGCGCGGATCAAATCCCGTAACCAGGCGCGCGCGGAAAAAATCAATATCCGGAGGCAAAACGGAGCCGCGCTGCGAGAGGCGGCGGCAACGAGGATCAGGATCGAAGAGGCGGCGACCTTTCTGCCCGCTCACCGGAGCGCCCTCCGGCGGATCCCCGCGCTCAACAGAAAAATCACGGCGCTGCAAGCGGAGCAGAAGATCCTCCTCCCCGAGATGCGCCGAGCGAACTCGGAATATTTCCAGATCCGAAAAGTCGAAAAAACCACCAGAGCGCGAGCGGATACGGACGCTCTCGCCTCCGGAAAATTTTGGGAGGCGAGCAAGGAGGCGGTCAAAAATTATTTCCACCCACCCTTCGCCAGGAATTACTTGGCCGATGTTTCGGCCCAGTGGCGGGCCGCGCTCTATACCGAAATGGGTTCCACGGCGTGGAAAGCCGGGAAAGGCGACTGGCGGCACAAAAACACCGGAACCGGGTATGGGTACCTCTGCGGGATCGACGATAATGGAGACGAATGGGGCCATCACGTCGATCTGAGCGGCCGGCTGCGCCGGGACAGCTACGGGGACTATGGCTATGTGGCGACAGTCGAACAGGCAATGGGGGAGCTGTTCGGGCTCCGGAGCCTGGCCGAGTTAGAAGCGGCTACCCGGCAGGGGGATCTGCTCTTCGTGCCCGAAAAAGAGATTCCCGCCGACGTGGAATTACGCGCGCAGCCTGAGCCATGGACGGTCCGAGAATCGCACACGGTCGCGAGCCCAGGTCTCCGGCGTGACGGTCGCTGGTTCGCGGCTGACGCGGAAATCGTTGTGGAGCACACTAGCCACCACCCGGTAGTGTTGCCCCCCGGAAAGTACCGGCTCTATGCTCTCCCGGTAGCCGACGCTGACTGACCGCGAACTGCCGAGCCCGGCGGCTAAACCGGGCGGAAGGTGATCCGATGAAGCGAACAGAACTGAGACTGCCCGATACAATATACGAGGAGATCCGGGAGCGGGCGCACCAGGAGCGGATCTCGCTAAACCAATTAATAATCACGCTACTGGCTGCCCAACTGACGGCCAAAAAGGGAGAAGCCCCGTAACCAGGGGCTCCCCTTATCTGGACTACCCTACAGCGTATGGGCATTCACCCCCTCTCGTTTTTGTGTTTTTTGTTTCGCCCGCAACAGTTTGACTGTCTTTTCCAGCGCGAGCCTCCGTTTTCGTTCATCATTCGCCTTACGCATCCAATCCGGTGACACATGGCCGCCGCCGCAACGCCATTCTCCGCAGAAATAAGCGTCCGTTACCTCAATCCGTACTGGATATCTGGCGCATTTTTTTTCGGAATAAAAAATACACTCCGCACATGTTCCGTAGGGGTACCACCAGTGCATTATCAATCCCTCCTTTTTTTTCTGCCCGTAGTGCGACACGGGTCGGGCGAAGATCGTTGATTCTGGAACGACTTCCGTGGCACAGCATCCACATTGGCGAGATATTTTTACCCGGGCCCGGACCGTTTCGCCGCGCTGGATATCCGGCGTAGGTTTTGCCGCGAGTGTGGATACACTCCCCGCGTCCATCCGCCCGGCGCGTTACGGGCTATCCCTTGATCCCCATCTGCACCGCCGGTATACCCCGCACCAACGCTTCGAGCTCTTCCCAGTTCCGGACCTTGGCCGCCCTGCCTCCGCAGGATTTAATCGCCTCGATCTCGTAATCCTGGGCGGTGGGTACTCCGCTCGCTCTAGGTTTATACCCAGGCTGCTTCCACTCGATAGCCACAAATATCCCGGATATAAGCAGCAGATCGTCTGGGACCCCGCTTCGCTGGCCGACCCCGCCGACAGTCCGGTAATGCCACAGTCTCGGGCCAAACCGGAGCTTGAGCCACTTTAATCCCGCGCTACGCCATGCGGACTCAGGCGTTCGCGGCTTGGCGCGGTGAATTCGCGCGCTACTATCCACGCCTCCTTCCCCTCGCTCGGCGCAGCTTGTCCCACAGCGACTCAATATCGCGCTTCCCCTCGCTCCGCGCATCGAAAAGCTCGGTCTCCATCAACTCGTATGCCTCGCGAACTGGTTTGCAGCATGCGATTACGGAGTCGCTCGTATGGATTTTGTCCGTACTATGATAATCGAGCCAGTTTTTGCAGTCGGCAAGCTCGGCCTGGAGATTGGATATCAGATCGTAGATTGATTTGCCGTTTAGAGATTCGTATGATGGAGAACCGAGCAAAACCCAAATACGGTTTACAATGCCGCGTTCCTCGGCAAGTTCGGCCTCCAGCCGGTCGATCTCGTCCAGGAGCAATTCAGCATCGTGACAGTATTCGATCTGATGACCGTACATCCACTCCGACTGTTCGCGAGTTTCCCGCAGATCTTTCACTTTCGCTCTGATTCCGGCAATGTTTTTAGGCGTCATTCGTCTCCTCCTTCCCCCTGCCCTTATAATAATTGAGCCGGGTTTTGCATTCGGCGAGCTCGGCTGTCAGCCGGTCGATCTCGTCCAGGAGCAATTCAGCATCGTGGCAGTATTCGATCTGATGACAAGACACCCACTCCGACTGTTCGCTGGTTTCCCGCAGATCTTCCACTTTCGCTCTGATTCCGGCAATGTTTTTAGGCGTCATCCGTCTCCTCCTTCCCGCGGTAGCGGGTAATGTCAGAACACTCTCTCCGGCTCTTCCGGCGGCGCGCCGGCGAGACGCTCGCGGCGCGGTTGGCTCTGAAGCGCGCGCAATGCCTCTTCCCGGGTTTTGTACTTACCAGTTATCTGTCCCTTGATCTCAATCCGCCAGAATCCGTCAAAAAAGTATAGGTGATCGATAATTTGTGTCATAAAACCTCCGCGATAATCAGCCATTTCCAAAACCTCCAGCCATTAGTTTGTATTCTTCTTTAGAGGCGCGATGCCAACTGTTATATCTAATCGCTGTTGAATCTTCTAAATTCACTTCGAAGCTGGTTGCCAAACCATTCGCATCAAACCGAAAATCACGGGACAGTTTCACCTTTTCGAGATACGCCATAACGTAAGGATGGGAATTGTGCCGCCGGATACGATTCAGAGCAATATAAAGACGCGATTTTTCCTTCGTGGCGTCACCGCCTTTGCCCAATGGTTGCCCCTGGCGTTTTTGAATAGCGACGAGGCAAATCCCTGTCCCCAAGTGTTCGTGGATACTTTTAAAAACGTCCCCAATCATATAAAAATCCCTGTGGATATCAATGAAATCAATAATCGTCACCGCGTCCCGGACCAAATGGTGATGATAATTTTTATCGGCCCGACCGAACTCCACCTTCGCCCACAAGTCCATCTCCATGCGGTTTTTGTAGGACAGCAACCGCCCATCGAGTTCCTCATCGCTCATTTCGCTGTTTATGTACCGTATCTTGTGGGTGAGAAGATTTAACCGGCAAAACTCAAGCATAAACCACGTCTTGGCCGCGTTACTATCTCCCGCGACCACAACAAGGCTGCCGGGCTGCACTTTCGCGACATCCGATAAATCCAAGGGCAGCACGCAATCAAATTCACAGCCTGTGCTTTGGAATAGTTTTATCGGAGTGAAGGTCGTTTCGATGCGTTGGTAGGTCCCTGACTTTGTGCCGACCCTTTCTATGATATTATCTCTTAGTAATCTTGTGAGTATGTTTTTAACGTTCTTAGTACTTCTTACTTGCAAATCGCGTGCCACTTCTGTGTAGTGAAAAACCCCATCTGTTAGATCGAGCCAGGCTCTGACTTTGTCGGCTTCGGATAATTGTCCTCGAACGAGAACCGTTGTAAATGAGGTATCACGAGGTATCAAAAAGGTATCATTAGGTATCACACGGCCTCGTTGGCCCCCAAAGGTATCAGAGGTATCAGAGGTATCAGAGGTATCAGAGGTATCAGAGGTATCAGAGGTATCATGCGGGTTGGCTCTTTCGTCGACCCACCCCTGAGCTTTTTGGATGTGCTTCAGCAACCATTTTTCTCTTCCTCGACCCTTTTCACGGTATTTTTCTCCTATGAGATACTTTTCAAATATCCCGATAATCTCCCGGTCTGTAAGATTTGACCAAACCAGAGCGTTAACGACGCTCATTATCGCTTCAGACCGGCTCCCCTTGTCGGCCCCCTCAAAAATCAGCGACTTGGTTTCCGGCCTGATTGGGAGATCGTCAATCGATCCATTCCATGAGGGCGAATATTCCAGTGTCCGGTTTTTTCCAACGGGGTTGTTCGCGGTAAAATCCGCCAGCCATTCAGGACAGGGTGCGATGGCGATATCCCGGTATATTGCATACGGTTTTTGGGTCTCCGGGTGTATGGAATAGGGAGCCACGACTTGACCGCCGATCCCTCGGACATCAAAAACAGATTGTTTTGTCCCGTTGATTATTTCCCTCCACGCCCGGCAGCCATGGACCGCGCCATTATCAGGGTAGCCGAAATAAAGATGGAATTTACCTGGTCGGCTTTTGACGGTAAATGTGTTTGGAATAAACCATTTGTTTTCTTCCTTAAGCGCTTTGAATCGTTCGGAATTATCGATGTCAAGCACCAGCGCCCCGCTCGCGGGACCGCAAGCGACACCAGCATTTTTCCCCTCGAAATCTTTGGGATCAAAAGGTCGTCGCCAGAGACACCACCTTTGCCATCCGATTTCAATGGGAACTTTTCCTACCAGGGGTATCAACGAGAACCGTTCAGAGAGGCTCTTCCATCCCTCCATTTGGTTCATTATCTGCTCCCTGAATTATTACCGTGCGGTTTCCCTATTGCGATCTCGCCGGTAGAATGCCGGTATTTGAGGACTTTCGTTTCGCCACAGTAAAATTTGAGAGAACCCCAATCCGGTCGCGCATCGTTATGCAGTGTTCCTATTTTATTTTGGGCCATTATGCTGGCTAAAAAACCATGGGTTTTGGGAAAAGGCCAAAGGAAGTGAAACTCGCACATAAAGAGGAATCCGCTAGGGAGTTTCCAAACAGAGTGTGAATAGTCTAATGTTTGGCTGAAAGCTTTATTTATTTTCAAGCCGGATTTTTTACATTCAACACCCATAGTTCCGTAGGGCCAGCCGGCGTTCATAAGTTTTGGTTTGGGAGACAGAATGAAATCAATCCGTACATCCACTTTTTCCACAAAGGGGCGAGGTTGTATGATTTGTCCCTTCACTTCATTGTAAACAGTGAATAACCCAGTTTGTTTTAGCAGTTCTTTTAGGAATGCGACGGATTCCGCTTCAGTTTTAAAATCGCCTTCGCTTTCGAATCCATACGTTCCATAATAAGACGATTCTTCTTCCATCATTCCTCCCCCTCCCCTTTGCCTATAGGTTTTGTCTATACTCACCCATTCGCGCTCTCGCGCGCTCGTTTCATCCGTTGCGCCCGCACTTGGCACACGCGGCACGTGTACGGGTTCGTGTCGTAAAACTGACTGTGCGGTTTGGTGTGTCCGCACTTTATACCGGTCCAAAGTCCGTTCGGTGGAACCGCGTAGAACCGAGCGAAGACCGTTGGGGTTTTTTTAGGCAGAGTATTTACGGAAACAGTGGCGGAAACTTTTTTTTGCCATCTTTGGCGATAGATCCTCTGTTGTTCGGATCTCGCGTCAATCATCCGCGCTATTCTCATGCGCGCGGCCTGAGGGTCCAGATCCAGGGCTAAGCAGCAGAACTCGAAACTACCGATGTAAAGAGCGTGAGAGGCGAACCATTTGCGGGCGTTGATCCTCAAGCCGCGTTTTTGCCGTAGCTCGTTCAGCCGTTCAGTGTCCCGATCTTCCCCGAGCGCCAGACGGAGCGCATCGTTCATGCAAACGGCCCACAACCGGCGTTCTGCCGAATCGGGAGCGCTTAAATCGGCTTCCATTCGCACTAAATTGGCGCGCGGCATCAGTCAGCCTCCCCCTCCGGCCTGTCCCGGTAGGTGTCCAGGTACACGCGGTCCTTTTCCGCCGCTACGCACAGGGCTGCGGTCAGGAATCCGATAACGCCACCCGCGAAAAAGCCGATTATTATTCCGAGCACAAACATAGTTTCCCCCTTTCGTGTGATTGTAAGGTTATCTCAAGGCTCGCGCCGTTGTGTTCGAACGGACCCGGCACGTTCGATATGCGCGATGCAACCTACTCTCCGGGCCCGTCAGGAGGTATGAACATGCGCCTGGTTCCTGTGCGGTACGCGCCCCCAGGAGGGCATTGGATAAATTCAGTTCGCGGTGTCGAGGCATGCTCTTTCCGCTAAAGTTTTATGGGTTCGTTGCCGATAGTCTTTGCTGAATCGTTTCCAGAACGCGCCGGACTTGTTCCGCCCGGACTCCCGGTATCTGGCCGGTCTGGCGCCATTCACGATACCGGCGGGGAGACACACCCAGAAACCGGGCGGCTTCCGAATGGCTCCCAAAGTGTTCACACAAAAGTTCAAAGTTTCTCTGGGTTACCATAGTGGGGTTATCATAGGCGCAAGCCGCCTACTTTGTCAAGGAGCATTCCGGAACTTTTCAAACATTTCCGGTATAAGAATTATAAATACTTTTAGTCAAAAGGTTTAAAAGGTGTAGCGGAACCGTTGAGGGTTAAACCTTTTATTTCTGTGTATTTTCAGTGGATTAGCTGGAAAAGGTTTAAATGGTTTAAAAGGTGAGAGACGAATAGATAGAGCTCGGAAATGCAGGGGGGGGGCATTACAGTTCGGAAATGCAGG